CCATTAAGTGCATACTTCCTTGCATAAGAAGAAGAACTACCAAAGCTTTGTGCAATGTCCATTCCTTTTCTGTTTGCATCAACTCCTGCTTGAGCCTTAGCCTCTACAGAGTTTCCTTCTGAATGTAGGATAGCTCTTGCTTCCACAAAAACTAATGTTCCTACCTCTTTAATCTCATCAGTAATAGTTAGTCCTATTTGATGTTTAGCCAACAATGGCTTAAGTGCTTCCAAGATGTCTTCTTGGTTTCTGTACTTGTACTTCCCAAATGAGTTGTACTGATTCTTCGGGGCCTTTAATTCAGTCTGAATTGCAATCACCTTTTCCTGGAATGTTAATGTTTCTGTCATAATGAAATTGTTTAATTATACAAATTTAGTTAATATATATTGATAAATAAAATTATTTAACAACTATTTTCTTTTTTTCCTCCTCAGTAGTCTTATGCAACAACTTGTAATAGTCTATTTTAAACTGTGTTAGCATCATCTGAGTCCCCTGAAGCTCCATCTCTAAGCCATTGACGTATAACTGTACTTCATTTAGCTTCTTGTAATATTCGTTAAGACCCTTCTTGTCATAAGCACTTGCTGTGTATAACAAGTCAAGTGCCTCTGCAAGACTCATCCAATTGTCTATATATCTAACCTTGTTGAAAGACATCTGACTGGACTACTTGCTTATATTCATCTGGACAATCCTTATCACATAATTCAAATATAAATGTGGTAAGCTTCTCGTTCTCTAATTTAAGCCTATTAACTTCATCTAATAAAGCTGCAATCCTGGCTTCTTTGTAACTTAATAAATTGTGACTCATAATTTATTCTTTTCAATTAAAATAATAAGTTTTTCAATGTCTTCTTTACCAGTAAATATAATGTTCTCGTAATCAAACATTTCTACACGCCAGCCATTTTTTTCAGCTTCTCCGTTATCATTAGATATTAAACATAATTCATCTGTAATATTATATGTGTAATAGTAATAAGGTTTTAGTCCTGAGTCTTTATGTTCTGGATATAAATCAGTTACATATGATTTTTTAAACCCTAAATCTATTAAATCTTGTTCTTTCATAATTGTTTTTTTATTTCTAATGTTGGGTAAGCATTACTATACCTTATTTCGTCTTGAGTTGAACCATAACGGCTATCGCCTCTTGTTTCTGTTCTCATTCCTGTGATGGGATTCAATCCCATCTCCCACCACGGTTCTGCTAATTTTTGCATTTGCTTAATGATTTTTTATATTTATCTTCTAAGTATTTTCTTGTCTCACCTTCGCTTCCATAACAAGTTATGTAGTTATACTTGGCCATATGCTTTATAGCTTTCAGGTTAAGCCCTCCGTATTGATAGGATATCTTCTTTAGTGATCTTGATATTCTGTTATTATAGGGACTTGCTGAATTTTCATAATCCTTCATAATATCAATAGCATCATAAACATTCTTAGCAACATCAATGTTAACTTTAAACGATTGCGACTTTAATGATTTAAGCACCGAAAAAGCAGAACCATCCATTAATATCTCTAAGGATTTAATTATTGAGAATTTACCTTTTGATTGCTTGAACCATTTACCAGCATACTCAAGAGCTATCTTACAATCAATGTCTCCTTTAGTAGACAAGCTTCTGCAATAATCTTCAGCACTCCATTTCTTACTTTCTTGTAATTTAGCTATGTGTCCCTTATCTGCACAAGAAGATACTATATAAGGTATAACAAGATTGTTTCTTCTTAAAGCTACAAACCTATGTTGTCCTTCAATTATCTCATAATCTTTATTTACAACTATAGGAACCTGTATTCCTATTTCTAAGATAGATTTCTCTATCTTGTCAACATTCAAGTCGTTAATGTCTCTGTTTGATTCAACAAAGTTGAACCTGTCGTAATTCTTAGTTTCACCTAAGTGCCATTTTGTTTCCATTTTGTTATTGTTATTTGATTAATACCTTACAAACATATATAATTATAAAACACCAGTCAAGTCTTTAACAAAAATTTAACACTTTAAAACAGAAAGCCCCTCCGTAAAGAGGGGCTATCATCAACAATAACAAAGGAAAAGGGAAATCAAGTCCACAAGGCAAACTGTGGGGGTTTAAGGTCATCTGTATCAAAGTAAACTGTCTCTCTGTTTACCGCTATTCTTTCTACTCCAAATAAGATTAGCTCTTTTATTAAAGCCATTCTTTTCTTTGGGCCAACTACTCTAATCCTTATAGCCTTTCCAACTCTGTGGCTATCCTTAGTAGGAAATAGATTCTTGTCAGCATAAGTCTTGGAAACGTACCCAAGCTCTATATTTAAGTTTCTCTTAGTTCTATGCACTATCTGATCTAATATCAGAACTGGCTCCCTCTCCATAAAATGATATCCGCTGTTAGGTTCTCCAGGGCTATCAAATAAATCCCAAGTTAGATAGTTTAATCCTTCTCGGTTTTGTCTTTCCTCTAAGCTTAACTCTTTAGTATCCATCTTGGTGTTGCAATAGCAACTTACCTGTGGCTTCATCTAAATCCTTAATCGCTCTGTAAATTGCTCTGCTGTTTTTTTTTACTTGTTGTTTGTCAGAATTAGTTGAATCTGAACCAAGGTTGGTATACATAGTAGCATCAGCTTCTAATAACATATCTATCCTTTCTCTAATAGACTTGTTGAAGTCTTCTGCTATTCGTAATATTTCTTCCTTGTTAATCATACTCAAATATACAAAGTATACATATATAATATTAAGTATATATGCTTATAGTTATAAACATTGTTAATAAATATTTATTGAATAAAAGTTGATTATCTCAGAAAAAACCTGTAACTTCGCCTTAAGTCTAACTTGTCAGACAGTTGCTGACGAGCCTAAAGCGAGGCAGCTCAGTATAAAGAACCAACTGTAAAGGGGATAACTATATCAATCTTTGTTCTGCTTTACAGCAGAGCCAAAATAGTATCCGAAGATGCTAAGTGCAACACCTTCTACTATACCGATCATATGTATAAATATCTCTTTGTTCCCTTCTGGAACATTTGTAGTAACCACAGTATATACTAAGAATGCAAAGGCAAGTAAGCCTACAATGCCTGTGGCATTGAACATCCAATCAGTTCCATACTTTCTTAAGTTTACTTCTCTGGTTCTTGCTGAATCTCTATCCATTACTTCAAGCTCATACAGCTCTACAAGCTGTCTATGAGCCTCTGACTTATCATCAGCAGACATATTACCATCTTTATCTATTAGGTTTTTTATAATGCCTAATATACCTCTGTCTGGTAATACATCACCTATAGTCTCAACAATGCTTGGTGCAGTTCCCAAAAGGAACTTTCCAAGCTTGGTGTCTCTGAATGGTTTTTTATCTATCATTTAGGGTACTGTGTTTAAGAGGCTACTATGTTTAAGAGTTAGTAAGTCCAGATTACATTCTCTGGTTTACCTGGGTCATTGTCAACGTGAATAAAGGTATCTGCAATACCTATTCTGTTGAAGCCTACTTTCATTAATGCTTTAAGTATTTTATATCTATTAGAGCTATTGGTGCAAGCAATGTCTGCCGCAAAGCCTAAAAGGTGGCTGGAGTTTGAAACTCCGCCAACCTTTTTGTTGTGGGCTTCAGTTCTGTAGCCGCTTGTTATTTTAAAAGGTATATCACACAAAGAACGTGCCTGGTCTAATTTACTTAAAAACTCCCTATCCATAGCTTCGCCACTTCCCACCAAATCAGGGCTATCAAACTCAGAAAGTTTAAAATACTTCATAAAATCTTACCTAATAATATACTTGTTAAAACCATTATAAGCATCCAAAAAACACCGAACTGGAACATATCCCAAGTGGTTCCGTTTTTCTTTTGGTGTAGCCATACTTTTAATTCTATAAACTTAAATATTGCTTTATTTATTAGCTTTCTCATTTATTTTCTTTTTTACAAGGTAATATAATTCTTTTCCTAATAGTCCAAAGAAACCACCTACAAGACCAACCATTGCCGCTTGTGCTACTCCCATTAATGATACAGTTGATAGGGCAGTAAAAGTAAAGCCGCTTATGAATGATATTTTATTGTCAAGTCCCATAGTTTAAATGGGGGCTTTTACACCCCCTTTTATTTTAGTATTGAAATTTCCTAATAGGCTTCCAATAGTTATAGTCTCCTTTATTAATGTAAGCAGTAGTTTGCCCGGTTGCCGTAACATCAATTCCAAAGGACATTCCCGAAGTAGCCTCTATACTGCTATTATATCTTACATTTACAATTAAATTAGCAAGATTCCCTAAACCACCCGGATTAGTTCCAACTACTGCATTTAATGTCTGCAATTCTGCCATATTAGGTAAGTACCAATCATTATACACACCGTCAGTATATGCCCTTGCCCTTTTCGCTGCTATGTTAGCCGTAGCACAGTCTCGCACAAGAGTATAAGTATTAGGGCTTCCGCCTCCTAAAGTATTGTCTTGAATACCAGGGGGATTTAGGAATTGTTGATATGCACAACCCCATTGGGCTGTAGTGGTTGAGGTAGTTAAAGAAGCTACAAGTGCTAAATTATTTGCTGCGTAAAAAACTATACCACCTTGTGTATATTGTCCTACAAATGGAGGAATTTCAGAAAGAAATCTCCTTACAGGCAAACAATACAATGCAGCACCTTTAGCATATCCTTGAAAACCACCATTCCAAGGTCTTAATGCTTGTGCTTGTGAAGCACTCACTTCAGTTGAACTCCAATATAAATTATCCGTAGGATAAGTCATTAATTGCCTAACTGTATTATGAACCTCTTGTAATTCTCCTTGACTTGGCAAAAACCAATCAGAATATCCATTTATGGTAGAATCAAAAACATAATTTACAGCTTGACAAGTTCCTGCTGCACGAATGTCTAAATTGTTTTGATACCCTGTTCCTATTGCTGTACCTGACGCTCCGGGAACATCGGTAAAAATAGTCCATCTTCCTAAGTTTGGGTCAGCGGGTAGTGGAGAAGTTGCGGTAACCATTCCGCCTCCATTTCCATCTAACCAAAACACAATACCACCACCATAAGCGTCGCCTACTTGAAGACCCGTAGCGGCTCCTAAACTTATATTACTTGCTCCAAAAGCCATATTATATTATTTAAAAGTTAATATCAAACAATAAAACAGCCTTTTTAGACGTTAATGCTTTTATTTCTGATTCTATTGTATCACTTTTTGTTCTTAATTCTGCTCTTTCTCCTCTTACATCAACGGGAGTTGCTTCGCCACTATCGGATTCACGAATAATATACCAATCTGTTGAAGATAATTGACCACCTACCATATATTTTAATTGTTGAATTTTTCGTGCTTTTAATTCAGATAATGAATCCTCAATTTTTAAATCCACAACATCATAGGTATAAACATCACCGTCTAAGTGTAATTTAGATATTTCCTCTATTCTTGAATCAAATGTAGGATACACCACATCTTTAAACCCTAAAGCAGCGTAGTCTTTAATGTTTTCGTGAATTCTTTCTCCATCGTTCCAAGACTTTGGTAATGTGCCAAATGTTTTTATTTCTCCGTTGATTTCTATTGCTTTCATTTTATATGTTTTATTTAATTATTATGCGGGTTGTGAAATAGTGTAGTAATATAATCCGTATCCTAATTTAACCATTTGTATTAGGTTTGTTACCGTACCGTCATAGTCTCCTGCGATTTTTACTGCAAGGTTTGCGCCTGTGTTTTGGAAAGTCAATGCAAAATCACCTGTACAAACAATATACTTAACATCGCCAAGATTAAAATTAGTGTAAGTTAAATCAGTCGCCCCCGTTAATGTTAAAGTTGCTTCACTATATAATCCCCAATCAAGGTTTACTGTTCCTGTAGATGAATTATTTGTGTAATTAGTTTTATATTCAGCCCCTAAATTAGCATAATCAATTACATCGTCTGCAATAGTTAATGCGGTTGCTCCTGTTACGTCCCCTGTATGGTCGTAGTTAGGTGCATCATTGGTAACTGTTACCGCTCCTGTTGTTTGGTCTACAGAAATACCTACTCCTGCCGATACTGAATTAACGTCTCCTGCATCATCAGCATAGAGTTCTGTAAAGTTGTCATTTACTTTATCGAATGCACTTCTTAATGGGTCTCCTGTACCATCATTAGCAACCGTTCCGATATTAATTGTTTGTTGTGCCATTTTTTGATTGTTTAATTATTATTTTTAATATTTAGTTTGGTCTGCTGTTATATTTGAATTGTCAGCCATTAATAATGTAGTATCTACTCGTAAGAAACTACCATCTGCATCTGTTGGATACCAAATACCCCATCCATTAGGTTCATCTGTATTCCCGAACCAACTACTTTGATAACTTATCCCCCAATTTATGCTGTTTGCCATCTTTGTTTATCTTGTTTAAATAAGCTTCTAACTTTATTATATTACTCTTTTTTGGCTTATATGTTATAATTTCCTTTTTTTCCATTATAGAACCCAAGAATGAAAGTTTACATCACGATCTGGATACATTTCACCATTAGTGGACTCGTTATACTCTGGATAGTCTTGGCTATAAAATCCCATATAATCAACAAACCTACGAGTATAAAACTCTGCGGTTTCTGTTACCCTATTTAACATTGCATTCATCTCTTCTAAAGAGATTGTCTCAGCATTTTCACTTCTATGTTTAAATACACCTCCATTGCTAATTTGATACATAGCAAATGGCAAGTAAGAACTTTGCGTAAACCAAACAAGCATGGGCTTGATATAAACATCAATCAAACTTTTATATTTAGCATTTGCAACTAAATCAATATCACCAGAAATAACTAAAGCTTGCAATTTGTTATATAATTTACCTCCTAAATAATTCTGTATATGAGTATCTTGTGCTACCTCAATAAATTGTATTAACTTGTCTCCATCAACATTGCCGTCAATGATTGACTTTCTCTTTAAATCGTTTAGTGTTATAAAAAGTGCCTTCTGCGCCATATTTATTTAGTTTTTGGATATGCTCCTCTATTTGGCATATCTGTAGGTCTTACTGGTACTTCACTCGGGTTTGTAGGCTCGTTAAAACCATCTTTTACTGCATCAGATGCTTCTACTTCCGTATCAGCACTTACCTTCTTCTTATAAACCTTTCTTTCCCAGAAATGATGGCAATTAACTCCTCCTTTGAACTTAAATAGAGAATAATTTTGACCATTATGACCTAATTCGTTATTTAATCCCTTGAAAGACATTTGTGAGATGTCTTCTTTTCTAAATACAATCTCCTTCTTAGTTAAAGACTCTAATTGCTTACAGAATTTACGGCTATTTGCAGACTCTCTAAGAGGCCCGTAGCTATATCTGATCTTATACCCCGAATTGTCCTGAGAAGAGCGTGCAGATGCCTTAGAATCGCTTTCTGTTACCGCTAAAGCAGTTAAGTCAAACTCTTCATTTTCGTTTGTTACTTCTTCAGAATGTACAAGCTCCCAATCAGAGCTAATTAC